CGCCTACAGGTTCACTTTTTATGGCAATGAGAATGTCGCCGATTTAAATCATCCTGTATTTTCCGTCGAGTTGAATAATTCTGGTCTGGAAACGAAAACTTATACAGATTCACAACTGGTCGATATCTGGGACAGGATCACCAGAACGTTCAGGTATCGAACTGGCTCTGCTACGGGAAACACCAGGTAGTAGATGTATTTTTCCGGGATCCGCTCGCTGCTTGCTACCGACGTCGATCATAAAGGTGCCTATGCCGTCGGGGACGCCGGTAAGGAAAACGGCCTTTCTGTAGCGATGAAGTTCACGTTACGCTCAATTATCAAATTGGCCGGGGAGGTCGCCTGATGCGGGTAAGACATTTATGGCTGGGATTAATGGTTGTTGTATTTATTCTCTGTACAGTTTTCTGGTTACTCACCCGTCCGTGGCCGGTAGCCTCTTTAACGGCAAAGGAAAAACAAATGACGGATAAGCTTTTTGAACAGACCAGACCCCAGTGTCTTGGTCGCTATCTTTTTGATGTGCCCGTTTCATTTAACAATGCTGCGATGGGTCAGGTAAAGATTAATGAAATGAGAATTACCAGCAAGCGGTTGTCTCCTCCGGCGTTTGCGCAACGTATCCGGTTACGAGAACAGGAGTTAAACAATAGTCCTACGGGTAGGTCGATAGACCAGCCTTACCTGAAGCAGGTGTACCGGAGAAATGACAATATCGTCATTTTTGATCGTAATAAAAACGGCAGTGTTCCGGGCTTTGGGCGAATTCTGGAAGGCCATTTGTACAGTAACGGAGTAGCATTCATTATTACAAGTGAAATTACTGATTTATCCAATCCCAAATATAAAAAAGACAGATGGGATTATTTAAACAGCGGCTCGAAAGAAATCGATTTAAACGATAAGCCTCAGAAGCTTGCAGAAATGCAAAGCCTGCTGTCAAGGTTGAAGGGAAGGAAGGATGAGGAAGTCCCAACGCAGTCCGGCGTCTGTATACCAGAAGGTTTTATTACTGATACAAATACGACCTCGCAAGATGATATTACATTAATATATAAGCCAGTTGATTTTGAGATTATCGTTAACAGTAACAATACTCTTGGTAAAGATAACACATTACTGGAACGAGGTAATGAAATAAATGCCGCCCTCATCAGGGTTGGTGCTCATACCCTTAAGAAAGGCACTGTAAAGTTGCCAGGTATAGATGCTGAAGAGTGGCTGATGAAAGGTAATCAGGATATTTATCATCCTGAAGAGAAGCGAGTTCCTTACTATACGTTCCAGTTTTACGGTAACGAAAAAATGGGTGATTTGAAACATCCGGTATTTTCTGTTGAGTTACATAATTCTGGTAAGGAAACGAGAAACTATACAGATTCACAACTGGTCGATATCTGGGACAGGATCACCAGAACGTTCAGGTATCGAACTGGCTCAGCTACGGGAAACACCAGACAGTAAATGTAGGTTAGAAAAGAGGCAGGTCTAGACATATTTCTAATACTGGTTCTTATGTTGGGATAACCACCTGCTGCCCGTGCTGCTGAGTTACACGATCCCAAAAATTCAAACTGCACTCCCTGATGCTTAACTGGAGTGAAGAACAAGGGGTTGCACTGGAGTTTGACATGTCACAAGGAGTGAATTCATGAGCAACAATCTTAAGATAAGATTCAGCCATAACCACCACCAGCTGGCGGTGAAGGGGTGTGACGCAGAGCTCGATGTGCTGGCGTTTGAAGGCGATGAAGCCCTGAGCCGGCCGTTCAGCTGCCGTATTGAGTTCACCAGCGCTGACCATGCCATCAGCAAAGAGATAATGCTGATGAAAGCGGCCTCTCTAACGCTGCAGGCCCCGGTTGACCAGAGTTACGGCATCAAAATGCAGCAACCCTTGCGGGTGATCCAGGGAGTAGTGACCGGTTTTGAACGTCTGGGTACCTCTAAAGATGAAACTTGCTATGCCCTGACGCTATCACCGCGCTTGGCGCTGCTGCAGCACTGTTCCCATAACGCGATTTACTTGGATATGTCGGTGCCACAGATCGTCGAGAAAATTCTGCGGGAACGCCATGGTATGCGCGGTCAGGACTTCCTCTTTTCATTGAGCCGTGAGTATCCGCGCCGCGAGCAGGTCATGCAGTATGGCGAGGATGACCTGCATTTTATTAGTCGTCTGCTCGGCGAGACGGGGATCTGGTTCCGTTTTAGCGCGGATACACGGCTGCATATCGATGTCGTCGAATTTTGCGACAGCCGCCAACAGTACCAGCAAGCTATCACGTTGCCCTCGGTACCCCCTTCAGGACAGCATGCTAACGGGACCGATGCGGTATGGGCGATGCAATGCCGTCATCAAGTGGCGGTGCAACAGGTGTCTACCCGCGACTACAACTATCGGCAGGCCAACCAACCGTTAGACACTGTGGTCAATATTTCCGCGCAAGATCCCACCACCTATGGGGAGGCTTATCATTATGCCGATAACTTTCTGCAAGCGGGTGACCCCATCCCCAGAAAGCCTGTCACTGAAACGGGGGCCTTCTATGCCCGTCTGCGGCATGAACGTTATCTCAACTAGCAGACTTGCGTCTCAGCGCTCACCAGCAGCCCTGCCTTGAGTCCGGGACAGGTGCTGAAGGTGACCGGCGGCAATGAGGTAGACCCCGTATTTGCTGAAGGGACCCTGATCACGACACTCAGTTGCAGTGCCCGTCGAGACCGAGATTTCCAAGTCAGGTTAACTGGGATCCCTGACAGTATCTTGTACAGTTTTCGCCCTGTGCCTGGCGCACATCCGGTGATGGCGGGGACTTTGCCCGCCCGTATTACCAGTACCACTGTAAACGACCCCTATGGACATATCGATAAACAGGGACGCTACCGTATCAGCCTGCAGTTTGACCGTGAAGAGCGGCAGGCAGGTTTTGAGAGCCTGTGGGTGCGTCTTGCCAGACCTTATGCGGGCGATACCTTCGGTCTGCACCTGCCGCTATTGGCAGGCACCGAAGTGGCTATCGCTTTTGAGAACGGCCATCCGGACCGCCCCTATATCAGCAGTGTGCTCCACGATTCGGCCCATCAGGATCTGGTGACTATCCAAAACTATAAGCGCAACGTGTTACGCACCCCGGCGAATAACAAAATCCGCCTCGACGACGAGCGCGGGAAGGAGCATATCAAGGTCAGCACCGAGTACGGCGGCAAGAGTCAGCTGAATCTCGGTCATCTGGTGGATGCTGAAAAGCAGCAGCGCGGCGAGGGTTTTGAGCTCAGAACCGATAGCCACGGCACACTTCGCGCCCAGCAGGGGATTTTTATTACCGCCGACGGCCAACAGAACGCACAGGGAAAAGTGCTGGAGATGGCTCCAGCGATCAGCCTACTCAAAGGCGCAAATAATCAGAATATTGAGTGGGGGAAGATCAGTGCTACCCATCGCAACCCGGTACCGGATCCGCAGCCACTCGATCGATTGATCACGTCCGCAAGTGATCTTCAGGATCCGGTTTTACTGATGTCTGCGCCAAAAGGTATCGCCGCGGTGACCCCAGAAACAGTATTACTCAAAGGAGGGAACGGCGCTTTTGTGCAGAGTCTGGGGGAGCTAAATCTGAGTGCCGCTCAGCGTTGCTCCATTAACGCCCGTCAGGCCGTGTCGATATTGGCACAACAAGAAGGTCTGAGATTGATATCAGGGAAGGGGCCGCTAGCCGTGGAATCTCATGGTGACAGCTTAGCGCTAACATCACTCAATGATATTACCGTCCAATCTGCCCAAGGACACCTGCAGCTCACAGCAAAGAATGGGATCACCTTAGGGTGCGGAGGGGCTTATATCAGGATCACCCCACAAGGGGAGATTGAAATTCATGGGCCGAGGCTGCTCAGTCTCAAAGGCAATCACCGCTTCCAACAGCCAGCCAGTGAAATGTTTCCTCTTCCGGAACTTCCGTCATCAGTATGTCAAGAGTGCCTGAAAAAAGCCCAAGCATTGGCGCAGGGATTTGTTCCGAGGGGGAATGTATGACAGCACAATGGATTAAAGAGGTCACAGTGAGCTGCCGCGCCTCAGGAAATGATTATCTCGACCTCATTGTTGATCAGGCAGGTCTGGATTTTAGTGTGATCACCACTGTTAATGCTTTGTCTGTGCAATGGCAATCCCTATATCAAGGACTTCCGGAGCAGTTTATTGTCGATGATGCTCCGCTACTGGTGCGGATCAACGTGGAAGATCCGTTACAGGTTCAGTGGCTTCAGGAAATCAGTCAGCAGGTAACCGAGAGTGCCCCTCTACTACTGCTATGTTCGCTATGGTCGTTTTCCGGACTGGCAAACTGGCTGACGGCCTGTGTGGATATCCTCCATGAGGGGCGGGGCGGTATTTTTCGGTTTTATGATACTCGCCTGTTTCCGCTGCTGTTTACTCATATCCTCACTGATGAACAGCAGCACGCTTTATTGCAGCCGGTGCTATTTTGGGCATGGCGGGATATGGATGGCAACAGCGCAGGCATCAAAGGTATGGCAACTGCTCAGTTACGTGGCGCCCTACCTAAAAAAATAGAACTTAATGATGCACAGTTTGAGGACCTGATGTGCATCTGTGATGTGATGATGCTGCTCTCACATCGGTCACCTCCTGAAGGGAAGTACTCGTGCCGGCAGAGACTTTTTGCCGACTGTTATCAGGGCATGCTCGAGGCTACCAAGCAAGGGATTATCACAGGTGATGCCCGTGAAGCATGGGTAATAAAAAAATGGCAATCTGAAGATCCGTCGCAGTAAATGTTTTTAGGGTAAACAGAGTTCATACGGAAACGCTTGATGGAGGCGTGGTCAGGCCCTAGATGCTGCGGAAAGCTTGTTGCCGATATGGCTATGCTAACGCTTTAGGGTAAAGACGACTTCAATTTCCCTAAGCATTCACGGGGGGATAGGACAGATATCTTTCTTAAATTCTGTGGTGAGTTGCTCTCACAAGGAGTGTCAGATGCACTATTCACGACTATTCCCGCTGTTGGCGGGGCTACTGCTTATCAATATGGTTCCGAGGGTGCAGGCCGGTACCATTAGAGCAATTAATCATACCAAATGGGCGATTAACACTTTCAGCGTCGATGGTCAGCCTGGCTACGACATTATTGGTCCCTTTCAGGGCGGCGGCGGTTGCTGTTACAGCGGACCGGCTATCTGGAAACCGGGTATGACTGTTCGTATTGACTGGGAGACCGGTGAAGGAGGATCAAAAGGATTTCCAGGGTTTGCGGATTATAAAAAATACAAAGCTTGGGAAACAAAAATGAAAGCTAATAATCGTCAGCATAGCAAAAACGTTCCTGTGCCCGATTATAATGGAGAGGAGACCTGCGGGATCACCGTACATTTTCTGCCCTGTGATGAAGTGAAAGTTACTACCAGTTGCTGGTCTCCAAGAAATCCTAACTATCCGATAAAAGAGCCACTTAGGATGGAGGAGCCGCAAAGCTGCCCAACATAACCTCTCTTACTTCCCACACTTACATCTCACAAGGAGTGTCAGATGAGCTATTTACGACTATTCCCGCTGTTGGCGGGACTACTGCTTATCAATGTGGTACCGAGGGTGCAGGCCGGGACCATGGATGCGATTAATCACACTAAATGGGCGATTAACTCTTTCAGCGTTGATGGTCAGCCTGGCTACGACATTATTGGTCCCTTTCAGGGCGGCGGCGGCGGCTGTTGTTATAGCCCGCCTGCTGTTTGGAAACCGGGTATGACTGTTCGTATTGATTGGGAGACCGGTGTTGGAGATATGGAGGGTTTTCCGGGGTTTGATAAGAGAGCTGAATATCTCGCCTGGGTAAAGAAAATGGAAGCACAGAGCAGGCAGTTTAGTAAAAACGTTCCTGTACCCGATTACAACGGAGAGAAGACCTGCGGGATCACCGTGCATTTTCTGCCCTGTGATGAAGTGAAAGTCACCACCAGTTGTTACACCTATGGCAGCCCCTCTTACCCAATAAAAGAGCCGGTCAGGATGGAGGAGCCGCAAAGCTGCCCAACATAACCTCTCTTACTTCCCACACTTACATCTCACAAGGAGTGTCAGATGAGCTATTTACGACTACTCCCGCTGTTGGCGGGACTACTGCTTATCAATGTGGTACCGAGGGTGCAGGCCGGGACCATGGATGCGATTAATCATACCAAATGGGCGATTAACTCTTTCAGCGTCGATGGTCAGCCTGGCTACGATATTATCGGCCCCTTTCAGGGCGGCGGCGGCGGCTGTTGTTATAGCCCGCCTGCTATTTGGAAACCGGGTATGACTGTTCGTATTGATTGGGAGACCGGTGTTGGAGATATGGAAGGCTTTCCAGGTTTTGGCGATGATGAAAAATATCTTGCTTGGGCTAAAAAGATGAAGGCACAGAGCAGACAGTTTAGCAAAAATGTATCTGTACCCGATTACAATGGAGAGAAGACCTGCGGGATCACCGTGCATTTTCTGCCCTGCGATGAAGTGAAAGTCACCACCAGTTGTTACACCTATGGCAGCCCCTCTTACCCAATAAAAGAGCCGGTCAGGATGGAGGAGCCGCAAAGCTGCCCAACATAACCTCTCTTACTTCCCACACTTACATCTCACAAGGAGTGTCAGATGAACTCTTCACGACTATTCCCGCTACTGGCGGGGCTACTGCTTATCAATGTGGTACCGAGGGTGCAGGCCGGGACCATGGATGCGATTAATCATACTAAATGGGCGATTAACTCTTTCAGCGTCGATGGTCAGCCTGGCTACGATATTATCGGCCCCTTTCAGGGCGGCGGCGGCGGCTGTTGTTATAGCCCGCCAGCTGTTTGGAAACCGGGTATGACTGTTCGTATTGATTGGGAGACCGGTGAAGGAGGATCAAAAGGATTTCCAGGGTTTGCGGATTATAAAAAATACAAAGCTTGGGAAACAAAAATGAAAGCTAATAATCGCCAGCATAGCAAAAACGTTCCTGTACCCGATTACAACGGAGAGAAGACCTGCGGGATCACCGTGCATTTTCTGCCCTGCGATGCAGTGAAAGTCACCACCAGTTGTTACACCTATGGCAGCCCCGCTTACCCAATAAAAGAGCCGATCAGGATGGAGGAGCCGCAAAGCTGCCCAACATAGCCTCTTCTACTTCACACACTTACATCTCACAAGGAGTGTCAGATGAGCTATTTACGACTATTCCCGCTGTTGGCGGGACTACTGCTTATCAATGTGGTACCAAGGGTGCAGGCCGGGACCATGGATGCGATTAATCACACTAAATGGGCGATTAACTCTTTCAGCGTTGATGGTCAGCCTGGCTACGACATTATTGGTCCCTTTCAGGGCGGCGGCGGCTGTTGTTATAGCCCGCCTGCTATTTGGAAACCGGGTATGACTGTTCGTATTGATTGGGAAAGAGGGGTTGCTTTTGCCAGTGATATACCTGAAATGCCTGAACCTGTTTTTCCCGAATATAAAAATGGAGACAAAAAAATCTGGGCTAAAAAAGTTTCTGAATACGAAGTACAAAGAAGGGAATGGTATAAAAAGGTCAAATTATTAAGTCGGCAGTTAACTAAAAGCGTTCCTGTACCCGACTATAGCGGAGAGAAGACCTGCGGGATTACCGTGCATTTTCTGCCCTGTGATGAAGTGAAAGTCACCACCAGTTGTTACACCTATGGCAGCCCCTCTTACCCAATAAAAGAGCCGGTCAGGATGGAGGAGCCGAAACGCTGCCCAACATAACCTCTTCTACTTCCCATATTTACATCTCACAAGGAGTGTCAGATGAACTCTTCACGACTATTCCCGCTGTTGGCGGGACTACTGCTTCTCAGTGTGGTTCCGAGAGTACAGGCCGGTACCATTAGAGCAATTAATCATACTAAATGGGCAATCAACTCTTTCAGCGTTGATGGTCAGCCTGGCTACGACAGTATTGGTCCCTTTCAGGGCGGCGGCGGCGGTTGTTGTTACAGCGGACCGGCTATCTGGAAACCGGGTATGACCGTGCGTGTTGATTGGGAGACCGGTGTTGGATATTCGATGGATTTTCCGGGATATGGGGATAGGGAAAAATATCTTTTATGGAAACAGGGCATTGATGCTCAGAAGCGTCAGCACAGTATAAACGTATCCGTACCTGACTACAACGGTGAGGAGACCTGCGGGATCACCGTACATTTTCTACCCTGTGATGAAGTGAAAGTCACTACCAGTTGCTGGTCTCCAAGAAATCCTAACTATCCGATAAAAGAGCCTATTAGGATGGAGGAGCCGCAAAGCTGCCCAACATAACCTCTTCTACTTCCCACATTTACATCTCACAAGGAGTGTCAGATGAACTCTTCACGACTATTCCCGCTGTTGGCGGGGCTACTGCTTATTAGTGTGGTTCCGAGGGTGCAGGCCGGGACCATGGATGCAATTAATCACACTAAATGGGCGATTAACTCTTTCAGCGTCGATGGTCAGCCTGGCTACGATATTATCGGCCCCTTTCAGGGCGGCGGCGGCGGCTGTTGTTATAGCCCGCCAGCTGTTTGGAAACCGGGTATGACTGTTCGTATTGATTGGGAGACCGGTGTTGGGTATTCAATGGATTTTCCAGGATATGAGGATAGAGAAAAATATCTTTTATGGAAACAAGACATTGATGCTCAGAAGCGTCAGCACAGTAAAAACGTGCCCGTACCTGATTACAACGGAGAGAAGACCTGCGGGATCACCGTGCATTTTCTGCCCTGCGATGAAGTGAAAGTCACCACCAGTTGTTACACCTATGGCAGCCCCTCTTACCCAATAAAAGAGCCGGTCAGGATGGAGGAGCCGCAAAGCTGCCCAACATAACCTCTCTTACTTCCCACACTTACATCTCACAAGGAGTGTCAGATGAGCTATTTACGACTATTCCCGCTGTTGGCGGGACTACTGCTTATCAGTGTGGTACCGAGGGTGCAGGCCGGTACCATTAGAGCAATTAATCATACCAAATGGGCGATTAACTCTTTCAGCGTCGATGGTCAGCCTGGCTACGATATTATCGGCCCCTTTCAGGGCGGCGGCGGCGGTTGCTGTTACAGCGGACCGGCTGTCTGGAAACCGGGTATGACTGTTCGTATTGACTGGGAGACCGGTGAAGGAGGATCAAAAGGATTTCCAGGGTTTGCGGATTATAAAAAATACAAAGCTTGGGAAACAAAAATGAAAGCTAATAATCGTCAGCATAGCAAAAACGTTCCTGTGCCCGATTATAATGGAGAGGAGACCTGCGGGATCACCGTACATTTTCTGCCCTGTGATGAAGTGAAAGTTACTACCAGTTGCTGGTCTCCAAGAAATCCTAACTATCCAATAAAAGAGCCTATTAGGATGGAGGAGCCAAAAGTATGTCCAAAATAACAGAAATGGCTTCAGTTTGGCTGCCACCGACTTTTCCTCCACAAGGGAGATTACCCTCGGAGGCCGCAGTCAGGGAAAATTGCTATCAGCAAAGCAGTGATGAACGGCGTTATCATGATGAACTGTGCTTGGCAGCCGGACGTCGGGTGGGACCGCCTTGCTGTAAAACACTACATATCAGCTTGTTCTTCGACGGCACTGGCAATAACTTACATAACGACCAGTATCTCTCTGCGGTCAAACACCCAAGCAATATTGCTCGGCTGTTTAGGGCGGCTATCGGCAGCGGTACGGCCGGAGGAGTGCCGACTGCGGTGCAAGAGAGTCTGATGGATAACCCTACTGACGGTGAAGGCAAATATTTTAAGTTTTATATCCCTGGGGTCGGTACACCATTTCCGGAAGTCAACGACTTGGATTATTCGACGATGGGATTGGCCGCCGCTGCCAAAGGAGAAGAGCGGATTAACTGGGCACTGCTACGCATTATTGATGTGCTGATGCGTACCAGCAAAGACCCAGTAAATAACAGTATTAAGCTCTCAGAGGGAGAAAGTCGCACTTCGATTAAGGCGATGGCCACCCGTTGGAATTCGCTCTGGCAGGGTGGTAGTTGTCACCGTTTTGAGGAATTCCAACGTTTACTTAAACTCTTGGCATCATCATTAATGCCACTGCTGACCCAGCCAGAACCAGGTAAACCGCGGCTGCTGGGTATTCGTCTGTATATATACGGATTTTCCCGAGGGGCTGCCGCGGCCCGAACTTTTGTCCGTTGGCTCAGTGAACTGTTGCCACCGCCTTTGAAAGAAGGGGATATTCCCCCGCAGTATCTGGAGATTGGTGAACAGAAATTACAATTGCCGCTCAGTGTCGAGTTTTTGGGATTACTGGATACGGTGGCTTCGGTCGGTATTGCCCACACGCTCCCCTTGGCGAACGGTCATATGTCTTGGGCCAGTGATACCATGGAGTTGCCAGACGATACCCTCTATCCACAGCTAATAAAAAAATGTGTTCATTTAGTGGCTGCCCATGAACAGCGGCTGAGCTTTCCTCTGGATTCAGTGCGGCGAGGAGAGGGCAGCTACCCCGCTGGGACAACCGAGGTGATCTATCCGGGAATGCATTCAGATACCGGCGGTGGCTATCCACCGGCTGACCAAGGGAAAGGGAACGGCCCTGATGATAGTCTACTTCTGTCACAAATCACCTTGCATGATCTCTATGCTGCCGGATTTGCTGCAGGGGCTCCACTGAAAGTTCCACAGGATGTTCTTCCAGAATTTTCTAGAAACGATTGGCGAGTTATTCCCTTCGATCTGATTACACAATTTTTAGTGTCAGGTCTTCTCATAAACCGCTTTAACGCCTAGCGTGAACTGACCCTTAACCTAGCCACGGCCGACAAAATCAGTGCAGCGGAGGCTATGGATTATCTACCGCTGCGTGCTACCAGCCCCTTGGAAACGATAGTGGAGGAGCAGTTAGGCTGGATAACCGGCTGGCGTATTGAACGCTATGCAAATTGGTCGTTGCTGGAAGCGGGTTTCTACCAGCGAGCCACTAATACCGACGCTCAGCCAGCAGACCGGCAAGCAGCGAAAAAAGCACGCGATAAAAAACAACTTGAAATTGAAAGGTTACGCCGCCAACAACTGGCAGAAACACCGGCAGACAAAGTGAATGACCTGCTGCTGCTTCCCGGCGTCAAAGATTTCGACCCAGATATGGCGAAGACGCAGCTGTATGAGGCTGCCAAGGAGTTTGCACAGGACTACCACAACGGTTACCGCACTCCGGAAAACCTTATCCAGGTGCTGGATATAGTTCTGCAACAACTGGTTTTTCTCATTAACTCTGACGATGAACCAGAAGAATACCGGCGGATGAAGCGTGAGGGGGAACGGCGGGTCAAGACGCTGTTTCCTGAAGGCGGCGAGCAGAGTAACGCACAACAGGCATCTGGGCGAGTAAGGGCCCTTTTCGATGAACAGGTCCATGATTCACGGGCTTGGTTTATGTATGCAACGCTGAACTCTCGTGAGATGTGGACCGGCTATTTTCGCTACCGGATGATTTATTTTGCTGCCAATACCAATAAATCCCTGTCACCGGTCGTGATAGCCGGCGACCTGGTCGGCATCACCCCAGTCAGTAGCGAAGTGGTGCTGAGTTTTACCCAAAGAAACACACCAGTAGCTTTAGACGGTCTGGTGACGAGTCGGCTAGAGATGCAGGTACGGGACGCCGTTACCGGACAACTGTTGGCGGAGTGGCCGGGGAGTATGGAGCAGCGTGCATTTACCCACTCGCCGGGGCTGGTTGTTGCCGCACACAAACAGCAGAGGGCAGACCAGCAATTGAGACTTGCCCGTGCAGCTATTCCAGATAACTGGCTTGGACAGGATACCAAGCAATCTGTCTGATCAGGGAGGAGAAACCATGAAGAGTGTTATCCGTAAAGGGGACAGTTTACGTGAATACGGGGGGCGGGTATTAGCTGGCCATTATGACTGCTTCGGTAAAGGTATAGCCTGTAAGGGAGACCCGGTTAGCTGTAATCAACATGGTCTGACAACGATTGCTGAAGGCAGCTCATTAACCCTGATGGATGGTCAACCGGTGGCACTGCATGGTCACCGATGTGTGTGCGGCTGCACACTGGTCAGTTCATTTCCTGACTGTAGGATCGAACTGTGAGAGCCGAACCGCAATTCCCGCGCTACAAAACGGCTCGTCCTCCCAAAAAAACGTTCTGGTTGGCGGTCGGGATGGGTGTCATGTTGATAACCGGCAGCCTAATGGCCCTGCTCGCCGCAGGGCCTACGCCTGTGCTGGTACTGACGGCCGGAGTTCTGGCAGGTGTGATGGTGGCCGCTACAGGAGGGTTACTTCATCTGCTCTGGTATCGGGCAAGCACTCACAATGCTGAACTGCACTCGCATTTGGTGACCCGTAGCCAACAACAGTGGTGGCAGCAACATCAGCAATCTTTTGGCCTGCAAGCAGGGGTACTTTTGGGGCCAGCGGGTCGCTATCCGGCGGACTGGATCAGGGTCTTGAACCGAGAGATACCTCCTCAACAGGGAAATACTCAAGGGGAAAACAGGCTGATCGTGCCACTCGTGTCAGTGCCTGATATCCGTGTACGGGAAAGTCGTTTGGCTGAACTGCTGGTAAGTGAATGGTACGAACAATATCAGGCGCTGCCTTTGACTTCACCCCTTAGCTGTTATTGGGAAGGTACAGACAGTGCCTGGCAGGCATTCAGGGAGAAGATGCGGGCTCTTTTTCCTCAAGTGACTCTGCCCTTCCAGCCCGACCCTTGGCAAGGGGAAGTCAGTTTAGCAGAGATAAGCCATCAGCTTACCGAAGCCCGTCTCGGGGAAACGGTACTGATTGCTGGATGCTGCGTAGCGGATCACCCACCCGGGCAGAAACTCCCCGCGGGAGAGGCTGCCGTACTCTGGCAGGCTGGGCCTCAGGGTGTCGTACGATTGACCCGCGGTGAGACATTTTCCACGCAAATGGGAGACTCATTACCCGACGTCTCCGCCAGGCTTTTGAAACAGAATACACTGACGCAGCCTCCTGATATTTGCGCTCTGTTCAGCTTAGCTGGGCTTGAGAGCCTAGGGGAGTATGGATGGGATCTTCGCCCACATATACAGGATGTTTACTGGGGAGAGATTGGGGGTATGGAGGCCTTGGTCGCTCTGTCGCTGGCAGCATTCGGCGCAGAACACTTTCAACAGCCCTGTAGCTGGATTGCCCGCAACCCGACAACGACTTTTGCACTAGGGATAGTGAAACCTGATGGATACTCAATACAAACCTAAATCTGCTGAAATATCGGTAGCGGCTACCGCCATACTCTGTGTTGCTGTGACGACATTGCTGGTGGTTATGGGGACCTTAGCGTGGTGGTTTTGGGTCATGCAACACACCACAGAATGGTCCGCTGTACAGTCACTGATCATTGCTGGATGCATCGTCTGGCTGGCATTACTCAGTCTGTTGATCATGGGCTTTATCGCCTCCCGTTTGTTGATCAGAGATAAGCTGAATATTCCTTTATCTCGCCGAGGAAAATCTGTTCAACCTGCCGGAAAGAAAGCTGCCATTGTCTCGCTAAAAAAACATCTGCGTCGCCGCTATAACCTCATGTGGCGCAGGAAGGTGAAGTTGTTGCTGATCACCGGTGATGACAGCGCTATCGAACAACTGGTTCCCGGCCTCGCTGCCCAACAATGGCTGGAAGGTCAAGGCACGGTGTTGATTTACGGTGGCAGCCTGCAAGCAGAGCTTATCCGTGAAAAGTTTTTTGCTTTACGCAGATTACGCTCTGGGCGGCCACTGGATGGGATTGTGCGCGTACTTATGACCGGAGCCACGTATGACCAGCAAACCAGTGATCACGATTTACGCAGTTTGGAGAAGGTCAGCGAATGGCTGAGGTATTCGCCACCGGTCTGGCTGTGGCAGCTATGTCACAGTGACTGGGGGCAGGCGCAACGCAGTGAGCAGGCAGTCGGCGTAAGCTTTTCTCGCCGTGCTCAAGCGACGGAGATTAGCCAACAACTGCAACGTCTGTTACCGGGACTGTGCCGTCAGGGGATCTGTCAACTGGCGGAAAATAACCGTTATGATTTCCTGCTTCGCCTTGGACAACAGCTGAAAAATGACGGTGTTAGCCAATATGTCCGACAACTTACTCCGTGGCTATATGGGTCACAACCCCATATTTGGCTGCGAGGCTTAATGTTCAGTTTAGCCACACCCGCGGAGCGGGGGACTGAGGTCAGTGCCGGTCAGGAACAACCGTCATCCGATTTTCATCCCCATCCTCATCGCCTGGGTTTGTCCCCTGTCTGGCAGGGGATCATTGATGACTGCGGGCGGATTTCTGGCAAACCGCCGCTGACAGGGCGCAGGCAGGTGATGGCCGCCACAGTGTTCACCCTTGTTGGCATCTGGACACTGGGCATGTTGGTCTCCTTCGTCCTTAACCGTCATCTTATCGCTACCGTGGCACAACACGTTGGCGAGCTAAGCGCCCAGCCGCAGGTCTCGGACAGCCAGTTATCTGCGCTCTATGAGTTACGCAATGATGCTGGCCGGTTACACACTCAGATCACCCAAGGTACACCCTGGTATCAGCGTTTTGGCCTTAATCACCATCAGCCGCTACTTAATGCGATGCTCCCCTGGTATGCCGGCGCGGCAAATCGGCTGATCCGTGATCCCGCCAAACAGGCATTAGAACAACACCTCAGCGAGTTAGTGAATACTGAACCGGAGAGTGTACAGCGACAGCAACGGGTTAAGCTGGGATATGAACAACTCAAGGCATTACTGATGATGTCATCACCAGACAACGCCGATGCCGCTTTTTTTGCGCGCACCATGCTCAGCGTACAGCCACAGCGCCCAGGGATCTCTACCGGGTTATGGCAAAGCCTGGCACCCGATCTGTGGGCTTTCTATATGTCAGAGTTACCCCGTCAAGCTCAGTGGAAAATCCAAGCAGACAGCGCGCTGATCGCCCAAAGTCGGCAACTGCTATTGCAGCAAATGGGTCGGCGTAATGCAGAAGCCACGCTCTACCAGAGTCTACTCAAATCAGTCAGGCTTAATTTTGCGGACGTCTCTCTTGAAGATATAACTGCCGGGACCGATGCCCGTCGTTTGTTTACCACTGATCGGACCGTGCCGGGAATGTTCACTCGCCAAGCTTGGGAAGGGGGTGTGCAGCAGGCAATAGCAAAAGCGGCCAGTTCTCGGCGTGATCAAATAGACTGGGTGCTGAGTGACAACCGTCAGTCTGTTTCCGCAGAGTTATCACCGGAAACCCTTAAAGCTCGACTGACCGAGCGTTATTTTACCGACTTTGCCGCCAGTTGGCTGGAATTCCTCAACGGTCTGCGGTGGGTACCGGCTAATACTATCGCGGATGTCACTGACCAACTGACGCTGATGAGTGATAGTCGTCAGTCACCGTTGATAGCACTGATGAATACCGTTGCCTGGCAGGGGCAGAGCGGGCAGCAAGCAAAACGCTTGTCTGAATCGCTGGTAGACTCGGCGAAACAACTGGTGTCCCGTAATGATGAGATGATGATCGATCAGTCTGCTCAAGGTCCACAGGGCCCCTTGGACGAGACCTTCGGACCGCTACTGTCTCTGATGGGAAGAAATACGGCAGTCGCGGTGATGTCCGCAGACAGTAGCCTGAGTCTACAGACCTACCTGACCCGTATCACCCAGGTCCGGCTGCGGCTACAACAGGTTGCCGCTGCGGCCGATCCACGGCAAATGATGCAGACCTTGGCACAAACTGTTTTTCGCGGAAACAGCGTTGATCTCACCGATACCCGGCAGTACGGCAGCCTGATCGCTGCCAGCCTCGGGGAGGAGTGGAGTGGTTTTGGTGGTACGGTGTTTATCCAACCGCTGACCCAAGCATGGGAAACGGTGCTACAACCCTCCGCGGCCAGCCTCAACAATAAATGGAAACGTTCGGTGGTGGCGAACTGGCAAAGTGCCTTTGACGGTCGTTTCCCGTTTACGGCCAGTAATAGTGAGGTCTCACTGCCAATGCTGGCAGAGTTTATCCGTAAAGATAGCGGCCGGATCGAGCGCTTTTTGTCTACTGAGCTCGGCGGTGTTTTACAAAAAGAGGGCAGCCAGTGGGTCGTGGATAACGTCAACAGCCAAGGACTGACCTTTAATCCCGCCTTCTTACGGGCGATTAATCAACTGAGTCAGTTATCCGACATTTTATTTACCGACGGCAGTCAAGGGTTCAGCTTTGAACTACAACCGCGGGCGGTGGGCGGGGTGACAGAGACGCAGTTAGTGATCGACGGACAGACATTACGCTATTACAACCAGTTAGCAGAGTGGCAGTCGTTCCGCTGGCCAGGAGAAAGCTACAAACCGGGAACCATGCTGACTTGGACGACAACCCGCACCGGGACACGCCTGTTTGGCGACTATAACGGCAGTTGGGGCTTTATACGCTGGTTGGAACAGGGTAAACGACAACAGATCGATCGCAGTCAGTGGATGATGAGCTTTACCGCAGCGGATGGCAGCACACTGCAATGGGTGCTGAGAACCCAATTGGGGAACGGGCCACTGGCTTTACTGGGCTTGCGGGACTTCCGGCTACCGGACGCTATCTTCAGCGTTGACCTGCAGCCTCCTGAACCTGTGAGTAATAACCAAAATCTCGACATCGATGAGAGTTAACCAAGTAGGTTCCCTAACACCCTCACTGGCCGAGAAAAATGGCAGCGATAAGAGACGTGGCGGTGAAGCACCTTGAGTGTCTTCCTCGCCGCCGTTGCCCGGGGGCATTAGCCCAACGTCGTATAACGACTATCACGGTAACTGTAACTGAGAATTCTCCTCTGTCGTGACGTACCACAGCCTGTGGGCGATTACGGCTGAATGTTTGCCCAATATGCGTTTATCCCGTCAGAGACAGGACCCACTGACGTTCTTTCACTCAACTTTCCTACCGAGACATTATGGACGATTTAACCCTGCGTTATTATGACGCTGAAATGCGCTATCTGCTGGAAGCGGGCGAGGAATTTGCCCGTGCTCACCCTGAACAAGCGGCGATGCTTAATCTGGATAAACAAGATGCCCGTGACCCTTATGTTGAGCGGCTATTTGAGGGATTCGCCTTTCTGATGGGCAGGTTGCGGCAAAAGCTCGACGATGATCTTCCTGAACTCACGGAAGGGCTGGTCAGCCTATTATGGCCCCATTATCTGCGCACTATTCCATCGATGTCAGTGGTGGAGTTCACGGCAGATTGGCATGAAATGAAAGAGGCGATGTCGGTAGAAAAGGGGTTTGAAGTCCTATCACGGCCCATTGGTGAAGCTCAGACCCGCTGTTGTTACACCACAACGAAAGCTATTCCTCTTCACCCTCTGTCCTTGGCGCAGGCTGTCCTGACCACCGATCCCGAGGGCCGGTCAGTGATCAGATTACGTTTCAACTGCAGCCCACTGGCAGATTGGCGGCGTATCGATGTCAGCCATATCGCTTTCTATTTTAATGCCGATGCGCCGCTGGCGTGTGCGATGCATGAGGCCTTTACCCTGAATGTTGACCATATCAATCTGCGTCTGCCAGGGGAGGAAGACCGTCGTCCGCTGGATGGCTATTTTATGACCCGTGGATTTGATGACGATGACGGCCTGTGGCCGAAAGGCAGCAACAGTTTCAGTGGCTATCAGTTACTGCTCGAATACTTTACCTTCCGCGAAAAATTTATGTTTATCACCTTGCGCGGTCTCGAGACAGCTGATTTGCCTAGCCAACTGCCGTGGTTTGAGACAGAGATCGTACTCAAGCGGAGGTGGCAGCATGATTTCCGCTTTACGGAAAAACACCTACGACTTCATTGCGTCCCGGTGATCAATTTATTTCCGCTGGAATCTGACCCGCTGACCATTAATTCATTACAAACCGAATATCTGCTGCGACCGATGCGGGTTCAAGATGGGCATACTGAAATCTACTCGGTGAACTCGGTAACGTCTTCCGGTGGTCACCATTATGTGCCTTTTTCCAGTTTCCGCCATAAAGGGGGCATGCAGCGCCAAGATGCGCCGGATTATTATTATCACACCCGTGTCCGCCGTGGTCCTTCTGGCCTGTATAACAGCTGGCTTATCCTAGGCGGTGAAGCTTTTGATCAGCACCGGGTGCCGGCAGGCGAAAGCCTATCACTGACCCTCACCGGCACCCACGGGCAATTGCCGCGGCGTGCCCTACAAAGCACGGTACTCGATACAGTGATGAAAACCAGTTCAGTCAGCATCAGCGTTAAAAATCTTTGCGCACCGACCTTACCCTGTTACCCGCCGGATCAAGATCGTTTCCACTGGCGGGTGCTGAGCCACCTCGGCAGCGGTTTCTTATCAATGATGGATAATGCCGAAGTCCTGCGTGGGACCCTTGGTCTCTATGAGTGGACCCACAGTGAAATGAACCGGCGTCGCCTCGAGGCGATCATTGATGTGGCGCACAGTGAGACCGAAAGATTTGAGCAGGGGTTTCTGCTGCGAGGGGTGCAGATTGAGGTCACTTTGGACAGCCATGGGTTTGCCGGACGGGGGGATATCTGCCTGTTCGGAGAGATGCTCAGCCGCTTTTTTGCCCTCTATACCGATATTTATCTGTTTAATCGATTGATTATCATTCTGCAACCCACCGGAGAGCGCCTCGAATGGCAAGAGAAACACAATCGCCGTATCCCTGGTTAACCCCGCGTTTAGAGGCGGAACTGCCACAGATTAATTTCTACCGTTTTTGTCAGTTGCTGGAAAAACAGCGTCCGGCAGCGCCCGGTTTGGGTGCCACCAGCCATCCGGGGGATGATGCGGTGAGATTTGCTCCCCATCCGGGGATGGGCTTTCCGGTCAGCGAACTTAAAACTATTGAGCACCATGACATCGGCGCTGAAAACATCCCCGTGGTCCGCACCACTTTTCTGGGGTTGTATGGCGTCGATTCACCCCTACCAACTGCCTTTTTGGATGATATTTGCCAAGGTAGGGAAGGGCATGAAGCGATGCAGGGATTTCTGGATATTTTTAACCATCGGTTCCTCACTCAGTTTTATCGTATCTGGCGCAAATACTCTTATCCGGCCACCTTTGAAGCAGGTGGAAAAGATGCGATTTCCGGCGCACTGCTAGGACTGGTGGGTCTCGGCATTCCCGGCACCGCTGAACATATTGCCACCCCAGTGTCGCGTTTTCTGGCTCTGTTGGGAGTATTACGTCAGCCAGGGAAAACTCAGGAAGGTATTCAGGCCATTGTCACGCTGTTGGCACCCTTCACCCAAGTGGTTGTCAGCCCCTATTCATTACGTGCGGTGACACTCCGTCAGCCAGCGGGCTTTTATGGGGAACAGGGATTTCTGTTGGACAATAATACTCCGCTAGGTGATGAGTTATGGGAAGCGAACAGTCAGTTATTGATCGCACTACGCACCGAAGACCCACAGGAGATGATCGGCTGGAAACCGGAAGGGGACTTGTATCAGGATTTTCTGGTGATGGTGAGAGTCTACCTAGGCTGGCGTTTCCGTGCCCGCATAACATTGACCATAAGTACCGCATTACTGGCGCCTCCGCCTCTCGGAGAAGCCCCATTCTGGCTGGGGAGCATAGGCGTCCTTGACGCTGATTTAAACGATATCTGCACCACACTACCGCCCACCTTTACCACCGAGCTTGGTTATTACCGCGGGTTGGATCCCGCGACATCTACAGAAGGAAATGACTGTGTTACTTACCTCTTTGAATAAAGTTACCTACCGTCTTATCCCGTTATTGGCGCTTAGCTTAACGGGGTGTGGACTGACACAAACCGTCACCGAGGGCACTAAATCTACGTTTAATACACTGTTTTATAAGAATATTCGAGTACTGCGTTTGGATATGACTGCCAGGGAAGCCTTGAACACGGATAGCCGAGAGAATAATTCTCTGTCGGAATCGGTGGTCATCCGGGTCTGGCAATTACGGGATCGTAAAGCCTTCGATAAACTGGTCTACCAGCAGCTGATCAGCGAGGGTGAAAGTGCATTAAGCGGTGACCTGCTGGCCAGCCGCGACCTGGTGCTGAAACCTGGGGCAGATGTCAGCCTAACGATGCCCATGGAGGCGAACACAGAATATGTGGCGGTCATCGGGTTATTCCGTGACCCACAGATGAACACGAATCATTGGAAGCAGGTACTAAAACGTAATGAGTTGGAGCCGGACAGACCACGGGTCGTCGAAGCGGGGAACAATGGCTTGAACTTACTGCCCCTTAAAAATGCCTCCCAAGGCAGTGGTGGCTAGCTCAAGTTCACTGCCGCTGCCGAGAAACAGTGGCAGTGATTTTGTCGGTTAGGGGGGATTCGGCGGGGGGAGTGCAGTGCGGGTAGCGCCTATATACCGTGGCATCATTTTTGTATGCATAATTATTTTTTGAGGCCTTGGCACTCATTCTGCCCGTCTTCCCCATTCGCCCTTAAGAGACGTATCCTGAACTCGAGCGTTGTCAGTTTTTTATTTATCTCGACGATATTAGGGCCAAGCTGCTGTCGCGTTACAGGCTTGATAACGGCTAACTGTACTAATACTTGTTATAAAGTAGCTATTTACGCTACTATAGCCGCCAGCACCAGAGACTTTCCGGTGTCTAGGTCTCCTTAGTTAAACGGATATAACAAGCCCCTCCTAAGGGCTAGTTGCAGGTTCGATTCCTGCAGGGGACACCAGTGTGCCTTCCATCACCGTCCACTACCCTCCAAGGATTTCCCGTAATCACTGGCTTCATCATAAATAACTTTCCATAGCCATCCATACACGTCCGTTGACAGCCGCATACTTTCTTGGGTAAAAGTTGGGTAAAATTTTTTACTCGGAATATTTTACCCAATGTTGACCGTTAAGCAGATTGAATCGGCTAAGCCGAAAGAAAAACCTTACCGACTTCTCGATGCTGACGGCCTCTACCTTTACGTCCCAGTCTCAGGCAAGAAGGTTTGGCAGCTTCGCTATCATATGCTGGGTAAAGAAAAGGTCATGACCTTGGGTAAATACCCATTCATTACACTGCAGGATGCGAGAGTAAAAGCCTTTGAGGCGAAGAGAACGCTGGCGCTTGGAGATGATCCGATGCAGGCCGGTCGCCGCGGTCAGGCAGATAATTCCTTCGCCTCAATTTTTGATGAATGGTATAGCAATAAAAAGCAGGTGTGGTCTGAAGGATATGCCTCTGAGTTACTCGGCATGTTCAAAGATGACATATTGCCGATGATCGGAAGCAGGGATATCAATACGATTGAACCGATGGATATTCTTTCAGTGATCCGCCTTTTTGAAAATAGGGGCGCTCACGAACGCGCGAACAAAGCTCGCCGTCGGTGTGGGGAAGTATTCAAATACGCGATTGTTACTGGGCGCGCGAAGTACAACCCATCACCCGATCTGGCCGATGCTATGCGTGGGTACCGAAAGAAGAACTATCCCTACCTGACTGCAGAGCAGATACCGGGTTTCAACCGAGCACTTTCATCCCATACTGGCAGCCAGATCACCATCAGTGCCACTCGACTTCTGCAGTACACAGCGATGCGCACGCTTGAGATGAGGTCGATGCGTTGGAGTAACGTGGACTTTGACAACCGGATGATAACCATTGATGCCGAATTCATGAAAGGAAGGAAAGTCCACTTTGTGCCAATGAGCGATCAGGTTTACTGGCTGCTAAAAAATTTGCACCCAATTACTGAAGTTACTGGCTTGGTCTTTCCAGGTCGGAATGATCGCTCTAAGCCTATTAGTGAGGGCGCTGTCCTGCAGGTTATTAAGCGAATAGGGTATGAGGGTATTTCTTCTGGTCATGGTTTCCGTCATCAGTTCAGTACAATACTGCACGATAATGGCTGGCCGACAGAAGTGATTGAGAAGCAGCTTGCTCACTCTGATGGTAATGCCATCCGTGGCATATATAACCATGCGCAGTATAGTGAGAAAAGGCGAGAAATGATGCAGTGGTGGGCTGACTGGATAGATGACTGCTGCAGGGGTTAATGCTGAGTTGCTCCGTCCTGTAGATACTGCTGAAACTTCTGTACATCTTCGACGCGCCACAGGCTTTTGTGACCTCGCTTTAGTGGTGGCGCCAAATTACCTTTAGCGATCTGGCTATAAAGGTAGGATTTTTTATATCCGGTATTGGCCTCGATAAATTTCATCGTGACCAATGCCCCTGGTTCTACGTGCATAGCATTCTCCTTTACCCAACCCGCAGGCACGACGATGCCGCCGGTGACCGGTGCGGGAATAGGGTGGGTTGATTTATTGTTCGTGATGAACTCTTGATAGGTTCCTGCATCCGGTTATTACCGTTGCGGATATGGTTGTCTTTCTGGTGACTACTTCGATTTGATAATGCCGGTCACGGTAGCCGACTGAATACACGACATGGTGATACTTATTGCCAGTTCCGTACTTCAATCGGTGCTTATCAATTGCTTTACTGGCTACCACGATATGCACTGGCTCGGTATCACCGCGGATAACCTCGCGCATCATATACCCCTCTAATCACCCAAGTCAGGGGTTGGAGGTATTGCTTTTACTCCACGCAATTTTCTCGCGCCAGCCCACCAAACAACATGACGAAGGATAATCCCGAAAGCCTTCCTGCATCTAACCCCATCAATTTCTACCACCTCACAAAAGAAAGGGCCATTTGCTAACCATAGCTTGTGCCTATTTCGGTGGGCGCTATAGATTTTTCCATCACATCCATTTTCACGGGGAATCCACTCTCCATTTCTAATTTGGCCTATAACCAACTTGGTATTTTTCAGATACCTCATAAAACTAAACATCATGTATTCCTTCTTACTTCACCACACACAAGCTCATGCTTAGGCTGAATATCTTTCATAGCCTCTATCTGATGCTCGCATTGTGATTGGGTGGGGTAGATTGTTTCAGTGAGGGGAGTTGCCTGGTTACCGGAGATAATGAGGATGACGTATACGGCGAGTATCATGCGGGTGGCTCCTTGAGAAATATAATCCAGTGCGTTTTATCCCCTTTACCGGTGCGCTGCCAGATAGTCGGTACCTGGTCGGTTAGGGCGATGACTTGCTTCACAGGTACCTGTGTTTCATTCCATTTGAAAATCAGCGTTCCGTGTGGCCGCAACACCCGAAAAGCTTCGCGAAAACCATCAGTAATATCCTGCTGCCAGTTATCCTTATCCAGCGCCCCATATTTTTTCCGCATCCATCCATTTTCACCAGCCCGAACAAGGTGGGGTGGGTCAAAAACGACTTGAGCGAATGAATTATCAGGAAAAGGAAGGTTACGGAAATCGGCGATAATGTCAGGGGATATATTCAGTGCGCGTCCATCGCATAGGGTGTGTTGCTCGGCTCGGATGTCGCAAAATGTTGCCCGTGCATCAGATTTATTAAACCAGAACATTCGAGAGCCGCAGCACATATCCAGTACTGGCGTATCCATCACTTCCTCCTGTACGCATCCCACAGAGCAATGCGGAACGCTATTCGTTTAATGAAAGCAGGGTAGTTACCTGCCAGTATGCGAGAGGTTATCTGGGTCATGATTGTTCCAGTCCGTTGAGGCGCTTGATTTCCTCCCAATAGTGGTACCTTGCAAGGTCCGCGTTGATATCCAGAAGCCCATCGGGACTTACTTGGCTCCAGTCAGGCAACTTAATCACCGTCACTGGCGGGGCGGTGTAAAGCGGAATTGCCTCTTCGTGCTCAGCATCACATTGAATTAATGTTTCACCATCAGTGCCGAAAGGTCTTGCATACTTTGCTTCAGCCGTCAGGGATGCGAGGGCGATTTCAAACACACCCGGCGTCATTTTTTCTATGTCGAATTTGTTGGGATTAACAGGCTCATTTCCGCCCATAGATTCTTGCGCAGCTAGGATAAATTCAATCAATTCCTGGCGTTGTTCTTCGGTTATTGGTTTCACTTTCCCCTCCAATAAGTAACCCTCCGGATAGGGAGGGTGATTAATCGCCAAAGCCACCGCGGCCTTGAGTGTTTGCAGTCGGAATGATGATTCCCGGAATTCCACCGTTCTGTGCAGCCCTGTGCCACCCCTCGGCGACCTTTTCCCGCTTCTTGTCCACAATCCATTGTGGGGCCGGCGGTCGTATTGATGTCTCCAAATGCGCAATCCGTTGCAGTGTTCGAGGCACCATCTGATTAAGCTGTGGGTGCTCTTGCCCATTATTCGCAGCCTCGACCGCATCCATGCAGCCCATGACAATCCGTTGTCTGACCAGCCATTCCTTGCGTTCACGCTCTGCCATCCGGAGGACATTGCGAGTTTCGATGTCTCGATACCTTTCTGGCAGGCGTGACAATACCGCCGATTCTTCCGGTGACAGGTTCATGATGTGGCCTTATTTGGTTAGAGTGGGGAGGGGGATTACTGGCTTATGATATTTGTGCCACTGAACGTGGCAGGACTTGCATAACCACTTGACATCTAATGGCTTGCCGTAATCGCAATGATGCGCTTCGGGCCTGCATTTTTGTTTGCAGTTTTCACAACAATCAGGCCTAGATAATCTTCCAGACCTCAGGGCATTTCCGACTTTGATATGCGCCATTCGCTTATGCGGATTTCTGAGGACAAAATCCCTTTTTGCCTTATTTGAAGCCTTCATACCTGAAGTAGTCTTTTGGTAATCCATTCGGGCTTTTACTCTGTGTGGTAAGTTGGCCCGCAGACGATCGTATTTTTTTAAGCACTCCTTGCATGAGGCAGTCAGTCCGTCTTTGGAGGCGCTTCTTATCTGAAAGCCCTCAAGGGGCTTGTGCTCACCGCATCGCGTACAAGTTTTCATGCCTGCCTCCTTGATTAAAATGGAATGTCGAAATCGTCATCGAAGTCCATCGGAGGCTCGCTGCTAGGTGGCAGGTTATTTGTCTGCGCTCGGCTGCCTCCACTGGATTGCCGGTTAGTTGGTGGCTGGCTACGCCCAGACTGCTGATTTCCTGACGGTGCGCCTGAGTTATCCTGCCGACCTCCTAGCATCTGCATCGTACCGCCTACACCCACACGAATCTCTGTGGTGTACCGGTCAGCTCCTGATTGGTCCTGCCACTTTCGGGTTTGCAGCTTACCTTCCAGGTAAACCTCCGATCCCTTACGCAGATACTCTCCAGCCACTTCTGCCGGCTTCCCGCTGATAACTACGCGGTGCCATTCCGTTAGTTCCTTCTGCTCTCCGGTCTGCTTATCACGCCACTGCTCGGATGTTGCCACTGACAGGTTGGCGAAGCAGGTTCCGGATGGTGAGTAGCGTAATTCCGGGTCCTGACCCAGCCGGCCAACGAGTGTCATTCTGTTTATGCCTTTACTTGCCATTTATGCTGCCGCCTTAAAGTCTGATTTTCTGAGTTTGAAGATTTCGACAACCTTCTGCTGATGCTGCTTTGATTCACCAACCGCGGCCCAGGCGGTTCGATAAAGCTCGGTCAACTGTGCTTCATTGGTCGCGAGGGAGGCTTCATTGCTGAACGTGGACACAGCATCATCGGGGTTCATTGCTGTTGGGTGATGCACTTCACTATCCGCATCCACAGCCGTTTCCTCCGTGGGAATACAGAAAGTCTGGAATGCAGCATATTTGTAGGCGATCGACATGGCCTTGTTCGTTGCTTTGTCTCCGCTATCCATAGCTTCGCCATAAGTAGTCACCGTGTGAATGCTGCCATCCTCGACGCCAACGAAGTCGAACTCGGCCTTTACCACCACATAAAACAGCAGGCCTCCATTTTTAGTGGCTCGTTCGGTGACCGTTCTGTCAACGATGCGCGGCAGGATAAGCAGTCCATTCCGCACAAGGGCCGGAGCTAGAGCGTTATAGACTTGGTCGATACCCCGAAACATAAATCGTTGCTGCTGGTTTTCTCTGTCCTTACTGATGCCTTTCTCAGCCATTTCCTTGGCTACGGCGCTGATCGCTTTGTACACACTCATGAATAGTCCCCCGCAAATTCCTGCCAACTGATAGCCGGATTCTGGCGTTCCGTTGCCAAGTCGATTTGCTCCTGCTGGATGGCTTCCATTTCCTCGCCGACCAGCTCTTTCATTTCTGCTATGAAGTCCGTGTCATTGCTACGCCACATGGTCAAGCCTCCGCATTGAGTCCACATACTCAGCCAGAACGTCAAAATCCATCTGGCCACACAGTTCCGCCTGCTGCTCCCGGCTCAGCGTTTCAATCTGGCAATCCTCAAGAGAAACGCTGACCTTTCCGGGGCGCATGGCTCCGCGCGTCTGTGCGTCCGAGCATTCGATTTTTAGATTCAGGCTCATTTTGACCTCCGGAAGTCTCTGACCATTTCCACAAAGCCGGCTGGCGTATTTGGATAGAAGTGAACCGATCCGCTGAATGCGATTACCAGTTCGGCGCCCTGGATAATGTATTTCATGCGAAAGCCTCCGGCCCCGGACGGGCAGCATCGTTGACGAACTTCTGGATGCGCTCCAGTTGGGTAGTGGTGAATGATTTAACGTGGTTTAACAGGTTGGTAGCAGCGCCAATGACGCCGCCGATGGTGGTAGCCATTAGCGATACTCCGTTGTGATTAGTAGTTGACGTTCAGGTGCGGTATTTCACCGTCTTTAATAGCTCTAAATGCGCGGATAGCCTGTTCACGGCTAAGGCCAACGACACTTTCCAGTGCGCCAACCGATTCAGAGCCAATGCGCTTACGGTGGTTTTCATTTGCGGTGCGTCGGGCCAGTTCATCAGCCTTGCGCTTTTCTTCAGCTAGTCGCACCTGCTCAGCTTGGGCGGCTTTGCGGCGCTCGGCTTCGATAGCTTCCTGTTTGTCACGCTCAGCACGTTTCTGGTCGTCAATTCGTTGCTGCTCTGCACGTTGCTCCGCAGCGATACGTTCCTGCTTTTCCTTCTCGGCGGCGGCCTGTAAATCGAGCTTTTCACGCTCTACCTGCTCACGTTCACGCTGGGCCTTTTCCTCAGCTTCACGCTTCACGCGCTCTTCAGCTTCCCGGGCGATACGTTGCTCATGCTCAATGCGTTGCTGCTCTGCCAGTCGGGCGGCTTCTTCTCGTTTACGGTCGAAGTTGTCGTTCATCAGCAGGGCGATTTCATGATCGGACTCAAGCTTTTCAGCCGCTGCTTTATCGAATGCTTCGTTCATTTCCAGCGCTTCGGTGTGGGCGGCGACCAGTGCTTCCTCTGCCTTGATACGTTCCTGCTCAGCTTCCCAGTCGGTCACCGGCTGCCGAATTTCGATAGCCAGTTCATCCAGTGCCTCGCGGATTTTCCGGCGGCTGGCATCAACCAGGGCAGGGCGCTTCTTCATCTCAGCAACCAGTGTTTTACCGGCATCATCAATCGCTACCTTTGAGCTGCGAACGGTAGCCGCCATGCTGATGTAGGCTTTGCGACCTTTGGCGGTGTTGATGTCACCAACGACTGACTTTGCTTTTGCGCGGATTTCTTCAATCAGCCGGTCGGTGTAGTCATCACTGATAAACGCCGCTTCCAGTTCGCCGGCCGTCTTTGGCAGGCTGTACAGCTGTAACTCTGTGCTTTCCATAATCCTCTCCTGAATGTGGTCATATAACCGCCCACTCAGTGAATGAGCGCTGATATGACAGGCATAAAAAAGCCCCTGCATAAGCAGAGGCGAAATTTAATCAGAACAGGTCTTCCACTCCTGTTTATCGGGCAGTATTACCCACATAGCCCACTCTTAAATGAGCTATAGGGGGTTACTAATCCTCGAAGTATTCCATCACAGTATGAACAACGAGAATAACCATTGATAAGCAGGCCAGAATGCCAAGGCCTAAACAAATTTCCATGCTTCCCTAGCTTAGTTATTCAGTGACTCTATCTATTCAAAAAGCTATTCATGAATACTTTGCACACCTTGTGCCACAAGGGATAAGTGGCTGTTGGTATCTATTCATGGCAATAAAAAAGGCCGCGTTAGCGACCTGTCTTACTTCTTAACCATATGCAGTACGGGCCATCTTCAGTGTCATGAATCGAACCAATGAACCACCCTTCGCCATCTGGCCGTGTTGGAGTCCAGCCTGAAATATTCGCATCTAGATCACCATCAGCATATTTCTCTGCAAATTCTGATGCGTTGTGATCGTATTCGAGCCCAAGTACGAAAACCTCAAGTTTATTTTTAGCTAGCCATGCCTCAAACTCTCCCGGGGCGCCATATTCATTTCCGTTAGCCGGTTCAAAGAAATCAGGGTGCGTCCAAAAACCAAGATCATCGCGCTGCACATCTAAAGCATTCATACTCACCTCACACTAAAGGAATAGACCGGCCTCTGACCTTTTGACGACCGGTGCACGTTATCCGGTCACTCTTGGTGCGGTGGCCGGCTGAATAAATTGCTACGTCTGGCATACACTGAGATACCTGATCCGGACGGTTGCGCCAGTTCGGTGCTTTCAGTGCCCGCTCAATGCGATCAACTGGTTTAAGCTGCATTGCTTCGGCTGCCTTGCGGGCGTTGAACTCTGCCATTCTGCGTCTCTGTCTGTTCATTGTTCTCTCCAAATGAATGTTTTGGTGATGTGCTGGTTTCTTGCTTCATTCCGTGCTCAAGCGGCTTGGCGAGTCTTGCTTGCATCCGTCTTAATTAAGCGCACTTGCAGCGCTACTCAGGTGGCTTAGCTTGCTTCTCATGTCGCGCACCCAGCCACATCCCAAAACACTCATGCTCTGGCCTGTGTATTCACAGGAACCTTGTTTTTAAATAGCAGCCTGACTTCATGTCCGGCGCGGTAGGTAGTCCGTTTACCGCATCGATGTTTCGTTTCGATGACTTAAGAATACTTGTAGTATTTATTCATGTAAATACCTTGAGTATTCTTTTGTGGCGTGATTATCCTATCTATATGAATACTTTGAATATTTATTTTTCACTCGACCGGGTCGGTCATCAGGAGGGGAGGGCTTTGCGGATTACGGGCACAAAAAACCCGGCGCGGTGGCTGCTTATTTGCTATTTGTTATCTTTAGCTTCTTTAGCCGATGGAAATAAACCTCTGATAATACCTAGAAATGCCGCAAATATATTTAGTGTGACAGCAGTCGTGATCGCTATCATTACGTCATCGGGAAAGATGGTGTAACCAAATATGCGAGAGAACCCATAACAAAAAAGCAAGATTGACCAACCATAGAGGGTCTTCCTAACCACTTTATAGGCTTTATCTCCAAATTTTTCACGTAGAGCTCTATCTGCTTTTCTGTCCTCTACCGCCTCATTAAGCATCAGGTCTTTTTCGCTTGAGGTTTCCTCTCTACGTGCTTCTCCGGCCGGTGTTTCAGGGGGTTCTTCAATAGGGGATTTATCACCTTGAGGAAGGGCTGCATCTGGTGGCAGCCCTATTTGGCTCAAAATATCTTGATTTGGCAGATCGGACATTAAAGTACCTAATGCTTAGTTTTGCTTCTGAGGGTGGATATAGTTAGCCATTTCCTCAGCGGTAATGATTGAACCATTCCCGCCGCCACCAATATCCCAAGCAGCACCCTCCGCATGTGTCATTGCTGATAACTGAATTCCCGTGAACCCACCATAAACTTCAGTGATTTTATCAATCATGTCCACAGCGGTTTTGTCATTAGTATCAACATCCGGCGTAATCAATCTTACCCCTTTCCCATCAGGAGCGGGGACTGCGCGAGTAAGCTTACTGGTTACTGGGTGATACCCATAACTTTTCAACTCATGATAGAGCGACGTGATTACTGGGCCATGACGCCAGCGCGCAAAACTATCATCAATAATTGGCTTTCCGTCATACAACTTCAGAAACCATGATTGGGTATAAAAAAGTAATTTCTGGATTTTCATTGGGGTTAAATCAGGAATTTTTCCCTGTTTTGCCCGCTCGATAAAGGCATTAGCAACCGCATTTGCAGAATACGCCATTTAGTGCCTCCTTTACTTTAGGTAATCACTCAGTCGGCGTGACTGAATCTTTTTATAATGCGTGAAAATACTACTCTACATAAAGCATAAAGTACACAAGATTAACTGTACATAAATCAGTATGTGATTTATTAATCATTATAATACAATATGTTACGGGTAAAATCCTTTCGTTCACCCAAACCTCACTCTATCTCACATCATCCCAGCCTGAGCACACAGAACTGATGCCATAGACAGGGCATATCCTGCGTACAGGTATGCTTTCTTCTTACTGCCGGCCGCATACATCAGGCTGGTTATACCTGCGAAAGCTGATGGTATGGCTATCATAGTCAAAATGCTCATGTGGGCTCCTAAGAGAAACGCATCTTCGCTTCTACTGCTACGCCGATTATCTTGCAGTTCCCGTTGATAGGAATCATAGGCCACGCCGGATTCAAACCTTTCAGGTATTTCTGCCCGCCATCGATAATCAGCTTCTTGAACGTGGCTTCATTGGAGTCAACCAGCTTGGCGATCACCATACTGCCGTTGATAGCATCTTTGCCGGTATCAAACAGCACATACATGCCTTCAGGGACGCTCAGGCCGGTTGGCGCAGTCATAGAGTCACCTTCGACTTTCAGCCAGAACGCATCACCCTGAATGTGGGCATCTGATTCAAGCCATTCGCTGATCTCATTGATGGAGTAGGCTTCTATGGCCTCAGCCCAACAGCCAGCCTGTACTGAGCTGAGGACAGGGTAACTCTTGCCGGGGGCGTATGCAGTCAGGTTGCTGACGTTGCTCTCAAAAGCAGCAGCGTAGCGGCCAACTTCTTTAGCCAGCTTGGGGCTGATCTCTGAAACCTGAACCTGCAAAATCCTTGCAAAGTCAGTAACCACAGGAACGTTTAACGCAATTCGTCCGTTGATGTAATGACCGACGGCGCCCTGAGAGATGCCCATCTCATCAGCAATCGTGTATTGAGTAACTTTTAGTTGTTTCTTTTTTGACTCATACAAGGCCTTCAGACGCATTGCATCTTCAAGCTGTTCTGTCGTCAGGGTCTTTTTAGGTTCCATGATCGCATTGTAATACCAACAGTAATCAATAATGAAATACCTGGGATATTTACTTTAATGAATACTCATAGTATTCTTTTGGGGTATCCAAGGAGGTCTCTATGAACAAAATGACTTTAGAGGATTACGCCAAGATTCATGGTCAGGCTAAGACCGCGAAAGATTTTGGCGTTATCCAGTGCGCTATCAGTAAAGCGATTCGGACAGGACGAAATATTTTTGTGACCGTCCTGAACGATGGTTCAGTTAAAGCTGAAGAACTGAAGCCTTTCCCAAGCACCAGAAAGTAAGCATCACCCGCTCTTTAACAGCCTGCCACCCTCGGAATACCAGGGACCAATCTAAGTGACAGCATCCGCTGATCACTCAATCACACACAAGGATTATTTGATATGGAACATGCAAAAACACGCAATATGACTATCGCGTTTGTCAGCCGTCATCTGGTGGAATCAGCGCATCGGGCCTTGGTTAAGACCAAGCAGACGGTGGTGGCAAAACTTCTCGGAGTGGCCGACTCAACCGTTCTACGCCGCGCAGAAAAATACCCTGAACTGATGGAGCAGCTCGCAGCCTCTGGCGTCGAGGATTTTGTCATGAAGGGAGAAAAGAAAATCCCGCTGGAGCAGTACAGATGGTTACTGACTGTAGCGATGGAGTTCAGCAAGTATCAGCTTGAGATCACCGGAAATGAAAACGCCCCGAACTGCGCGAACAGTTTCGAGGCGTAAAGCGAATTACTGGATCAATTCACAGGAGTAATTATACATGAAGCCGATCGCATTACAACGATTTGAGCAGTTGAAAGAGGCCAGTAGAGCGGCCTTTTGTCGTACCTATACACCAACGGCGGCTGTGAAACTCCGCCAGGCGCTTAACAAAGCACTGAAACGGAGAAGCAGTCATGAGTAACGTTGCATACGCTAATTTTACGACTCGAAAGAGCCACAACGATCAACCGAATTCAGTCGGTAAGGGGTTTGCCTTGCTGCACCGGAAAATCATGGAGACACCATTCTACAAGGATGCTGAGGCCTCTCACTTATGGGTTCACTTATTGCTGCGGGCCAATTACGAGCCTGCAGTCATTCAGACTGAGTACGGCGATGTGATGTGTCAGCGTGGTGAGTTCCTGACGGGAAGAAATACCTTGGCAGAAGAAACGGGATTAACCTCAGATCGGGTCAAATCTCTACTGCGAAAGTTTAAAAATCTCGGGATGATTTCGACGAAATCTACCAACAGATTTACAGTAATTCAGGTCGTGAAATACGACGAATATCAGCAATTTTCATGTCCAGCAGATGTCCAGCAGATGTCCAAGCGGAACCCAGACGCAGCAAGGGCTGACGAGGAGAAGTGTCCAGCAGATGTCCAGCGATTGTCCACAGATAAAGAATATACTAATAAATCTAATACTAACGTATTAGATATGTCATCTGGAGATGACCAATCGCCTCGCAAGAAAGCTAAGCCGATCCCCTACCAGGCAATCATGGATGCCTACAACGAAGCAGTTGGTGACAGACTGCCAAATGCGGAAGCCATCAACGCCAAAAGACGCAATGCCATCAAGCGAATGCTTGGGGAGTTGAAAGAGCCAACCGTTCAGGCTGCTACGGCATATTTTCACGCTTTCATGGATTCTGCCGGCCGATTTTACTTTGGTGAGAATAACCGAGGCTGGCGGGCGTCATTCGACTACCTGCTGCAAAGCGACACAATCACTAAAACTCGGGAGGGCAGCCTGTGAGCAATGGAATTATGTTACCCCCGCACAGCAATGATGCTGAGCAGTCAGTCATTGGTGGGCTGATGCTTGATGGCGGCGAAGAGCGAACTCAAAAGGTTTTATCGCTACTCAAGCCAGAAAGTTTCTACAGCAAGATTCATGGAAACTTATTCGATGTTATCCGCGATCTGACCAAGCGTAACCAGCCAGCAGACCTAATTACCATTTCCGAGGAGCTGACAAAGCGCGGGCTACTGGACAGTTGCGGCGGTATCGGGTATCTCGCTGACATGTGCAAAAACACCCCATCGGCAGCCAATATCGTCAGCTACGCCATGGTTATCCGTGAGCACGCCATGGAGCGGTTTGCTATCCAGAAACTGGCGCAGGCTACAGAAATGCTTTATGCCCGAACCACTCAAAGCGCAGTCGAAAAGTTGGAGGCAGTCAGTAGCCTAGCAAGTCAGATCTCCGACTATGCAAAGACCGGCAACCGCCGTGGGCTGAGAACCTTCACAGACGTGATGGGCGATTGGGTAACTGACTTAGAGAAGCGTTTCGATCCTCAGGGAGAGCAGCGTGGCCTAAGCTCCGGCATCCCGTCCCTAGACCGGATGTTATCGCCGAAAGGTCTGGTTAAAGGGTCGCTATTCGTCATTGGTGCAAGGCCAAAAATGGGTAAAACAACGCTGTATTCCCAAATGGCGATTAACTGCGCCGTCAAGGAGCAGAAGCCCGCATTGATGTTCAGCCTTGAGATGCCATCAGATCAGATTCTGGAAAAGTTGGTCGGACAGAAATCCGGCGTTAACCCGAATATTTTCTACGTTCCGGCCAATGACGAAGATTCAGATTACGAAGGTGACTATGACGCCGATTTCGATAAGGCGCTGAAAACCGCTCACCGGCTGAGTGAGTTAGACCTGCTGTATATCGATGATACTCCGGGCCTGTCCCTTGCTCACATCGTTGCCGAATGCCGCAAAGTCAAACGCCAAAAGGGGGGGGTGGGCATGGTTTTGGTCGATTATTTGACGCTAATGACTGCTGAGAAAGCCGATCGTAACGACCTGGCTTACGGTTTGATCACCAAGGGGCTTAAAAATCTTGCGAAAGAGCTTGGATGCGTTGTCGTACTCCTGACCCAGCTTAATCGTGAGCTTGAGAAGCGAGTTAATAAGCGTCCACTGCCTAGTGATTCCCGCGATACCGGTCAAATTGAGCAGGATTGTGATTATTGGGTGGGCGTCCACCGAGAAGGGGCTTTTGATGACAGTGTCCCTCCGAGCGAAACAGAGTTAATCCTGAGGCTAAACCGGCACGGCTCTACAGGAACGGTGTTCTGCATGCAACAGAATGGAGCCATTTTCGATATGGATCAGCAGTCAGCCCGCCAAACTAGAGACGCCAGACAGCAGCCATCCGGAAGACCGAAGAAGCCAGCGTTTTAATTAAACCACCGCCGCTTAATGCGGTTTTTTTGTGCCTGAATTTGGAGATACCTATGAACGAAACACGCACCGCAAGAGAGATTATCGACCAGGAATACAGTGAGTTTCCTGAAACCATTCTTCACGCTGAACTATGCCGAGCTACGGCCCGGGCAGACGGTCGCAGCATCCCTAAATCAATGAGAGCATACGCCCGCAACCGTATGAACAAGGTGAAGAGTATCCCGCTACAGAAATGCCTGCGGAATATGGCCTCCAGCCCGTTCCCGGAAACTGAGCTACGCCGCATTAAGGCCTGTGTGGGAAAAATGGAATCAGCGCTTCACCAGACATTCGGCATCAGCCGGTAGCAGTATGGATAAAACGGTTTTCTACCTCAGAGATAACCGGATAAAGCAAAATCTCAAAGACTTCATCGAACAGCTACCTACCGACGACCACCGGCCACTAACGGTAACCATCAACGACTCAAAGCGAACTTTACCGCAGAACGATATGTTCCATGCGTTGTGTGCTGACGTCTCAAATCAGGCGTTATGGCAACGACAGAAATTGGCGCTTATCGACTGGAAGGCATTGTTTGTGTCAGGTCACGCAATGGCAACGGGTTGTCCGGGGATGGTAACGACTGGCCTTGAGGGTGAGTTTTGCAGTATCCGGGAATCAACAGCACGGATGGGCGTAAAACGGATGACAAGCCTGATCGAATACTCAACGGCATGGGCCGCAGGAAACGGAGTAAGACTGCGTGATGTGACTTATCGCGGCGATTACTTCGGGCGCATGTCGTGACTTGCAGAGGAAACAGGACGAATGACACATCAACTGGCATCAATACCCAACATGCTAAAAATCCAGCCTTCAATGACAAAACTGGCTGAGCTACTTCACGTTAACCGCGGCACTATCCGGCGACTCCAGAATGATATCAAGTGTGAGCATCACATCGTCGTTAACGGCGTGCTGATGACCTCAACACGAATCCGGAGGAAGCGTGATGTTTAGCCCAACCCAGCGCGCACTAGATAACCTGATATTCCGGCCTACCAGGTTAAGCCAGAACAAGCGAAAGCGAATCCCAGCCGCCAGTGAGATTAAGTCTTACGACCATGCCTCTGTACTGCTGCGGGCTAAGTGGGACAGAACAAGAATGCGGAGGGTGCATGGTAACTGACTGCACAGCCTGTGGTTTCCCGGCCACTGATAACAAACTCTGCGATACCTGTGAGGAACTGTACAGCGCAAAGAGTCCGAACTTTTATGACCTGGGAGGTGATGATGAAAACAATAATTCATCCGGGGAAGAGAATTAATGATTTAACCGAAGCCAATTACCAGCTACGAAGAAAATTGCTTATTGCCCGTCAGCACCTTTCGTCGGCAAACCATCGATTAGACATGGCTCAGAAAGAGCTATCTGTCAGAAACTACGACATGTCGAGCATCCCACCGATACCAATGACAAAGCAGGTTCTTGGCTGGATAACAGAATTCGGCGTCCCCTGGGAAACACTGTACTGCCCTGAATGCAAAAGCTGGCTCTCTGAGTTGGATAACTCGTTCCCTTACCACCTGGAATGCAGCGTCTGCAAATGCGATGAAAATGGAGGTGATGATGGTCAGGCAGAAGAAGCCGAAACCGAAAACTTGCCGCCACTGTAAATCGAAATACTTCCCCCGCACCACCACTCAAGTCGTCTGCTCAACCTCCTGCGCAATTCAATACAGCAAGCACCAATCAGCCAAACAGGCTGAGCGGCAGGCTATTGCCGATCGGAAAGCGCACCGGGAACGGAAAGCAGACCTGAAGCCGTTAAGCCACTGGGTGAACATGACTCAGCGGGCGTTTAACGACTTCATTCGGGCGCGGGACGGGGAGGTATGTATCAGTTGCGGCAGCAGGTCGGCGGTCAGCTATCACGCCGGGCACTTCCGGACTACGGCAAAGGCCAGTCAGCTCAGATTCAACGAGGATAACTGCCATAGCCAATGTTCATCCTGTAATACCTATCACTCCGGAAATATCGGACCGTACCGCCTCAGCCTGATAGCCAAAATCGGGCCTGAGCGGGTCGAGGCGCTTGAAAACAACAACGAGTCACACCGATACACCAGAGAAGAACTGGAATCGCTCAGGGCGCGTTACAGGAAGAAAACCAGAGAGCTGATTAAACAGCGGGAGGGAGTATGAAAGGCTTAGGGATGATTTGTATCGCGTCAGATTTACTAGTGGTGGCCGAAATAGCTCGAAGGTTTGGAATGGAGGCTCCTGTTCCTCTTGGGTGGAAGCTATTACTGGCAGCTCCAATGATTGTTTTTTGGCTGTCAATCCTGCTTTCGTCAGGAGGTGAACAGCAATGATTTGGCTAACCCGAATGCTCAACCACTTCACCCCGATCACCCCGACAGCCCACTACAAAATATCACACAGCTACCCGGCACAGCCTGGCAGTAAGCGGAGGATTAATGAATCTCGAAAACGCCGTTAAATTTCACAGCCCCAAATCTCCGCAATTCACCGACTCCCCACGGGCAACCGCATCAGAGGCATTAACCGGTACTGATGTTATGGGAGCGTTCGGGATGGTACAGAGTCGCTCTGCACTCGGATTCACAGCTTTCAGTGGCAAAATGGATCTGAGTGAGAACGACAAGCGGAAGGCAATTCAGTTACTGACACAACACGGATTAAAGCACTGCGATAAGGTGGCCGCCTTACGCAAACTTGAAACCAAGGTTAAGGGAAAAGTGGTGCAAACACTCGCAACTTTCGCTTTTGCTTCATGGTCACGTTCTGCGGCAACGCCTGGGGCCCGATGCAAAGACTGTCACGGAACCGGTCGTGCATGTGATCGGGAAAAGACAGAGGAGAGCGGGGTATTCACTGAAAAGGAGTGTAACCGGTGTTCCGGGGTAGGTTATTCGAAGCTCCCGGGGAAGTCGGTTTATCGTGGCGTGGCCTATGCTTTATCAGCCGACCAGTGGAAGCGGGGCGTAAGTCAGTTTTACGACTCGCTAATCTCAGAACTGGATAAATCAGAGAATCACGCCAACAGAATGTTGCGGCTCGTTACCACCTCTTTCGAGTGAATTCGATAACCCCAAACGATTGCACTTGACCAATTACACTTTTTTGGGTAAATTTGACACCAATGGTGGGATTTTATGCTTTCCATCCAGTCAAATTCAAAGGGCTCGCAGATTGCGGGCCTTTTTTCGTTTCTGCGATATGACAATTCATCCAGGCTCTGCTACGGCAGGGCCTTTTTTTATGCCCAAATTTCACCCTCTGCCAATCGACGACCCGTTAAACATCCTCTCTGAACTGAAGCGTTAACGGCAGCGGGTGAATCCCCTACACCTCAATCCCCGTTCGGGGGTGACTATGAAGAAACAGACTATGAGCGAAAGGCCGGACACCTGGGCTGCGATGCTCTCATGGCTAGCCACGCACAGGAACGAGGCAGGTTACTCTGTCCTGGCCTTTGTCATGTCGATCCTCGCAACGTCACGGAACAGAAAAGCACGATGGACAGACAGAATCGCCGGCGCACTGATGTGCGGCATTCTCTGTTTCTTCGCCAACCCGACATTAACCGCCATCTGCGCGATATTTCACTGGAATTTCCCGCCTGAACTCTGCTGGCCGGTATCTGCGGCAGTCGGGTACATCGGTGTCGATTCCCTGTTTGCATTTGCCCGCCAGAAATTCGGCCTCAACGACAGCAAGGAGGAAGCAGATGCTGACGGCAACTAATTTCCAGTCCGCCACCGGTATCGGTGATTATCTCCGCGATGTCTGGTTCCCGAATATTAACGCGGCGATGAATAAGTTTGGCATTACCAACCCATACCGCCAGGCACACTTTCTCGCACAGGCCGGACACGAATCAGCAGGGTTTGCGAAGATCGAAGAAGGTTTGAATTATCGCTATGGTGTGCTGCTGGCAATGTTTGGCAACCGAATAAGTCAGGCTGATGCACTGAAATACGGCAGAGTTGATGCCGGTACCAATGCTCACCCGGCTGACCAGCCGATGATAGCCAACATCATCTACGCCAACCGGAACGGGAATGGCGATGTAGCATCGGGTGACGGTTACCGGTTCCGTGGTCGCGGGTTAATTCAGATTACCGGTCGCAGTAATTACCAGGCTCTCGTTAACCAGCTGGGTGTCGATATCATCGCAGACCCTGACCAGTTAACAACGTACGCACTGGCTGCTGAGTCGGCTGCTGCATGGTGGAGTAATCACGGCCTGAACGCCCTGGCTGACAAAGATGATTTACTGGCTATTACCCGAATCATCAACGGCGGCACTAACGGCCTGGACGACAGAACAGCACGACTACTGAAAGCTAAGGGGGTTTTATGCTCTGGCTGACACTGCTCGTAAAATCCAAAGCGTTCTATACCAAGCTCCGCAACAACGCCCACGTCATCATCCCATGCTTATTCATCCTTCTCGTCTGCGTTGCTCTGTGGGGGCTGAATACCAGCAACCACCAGTTAACCGCGACAAACGAGCGACTGGAAAGACTGAGCGACAGCAAAGACGCGCAGATTAATGAGCTGCGGGATAAAAACGATGACCTGGCTGACGGCGTGCAGAAATTAACCGCTGCCATCCAGAAGCAAAACGTAATCATGTCTGATGTGCTCCAGCAGCGGGCAGACGCAGACCAGTACAATAAGGCGCTACAGAGTGAGATTAAAACCTACCTGCTTTCTGACCAGTGCGCTAAGTCTGCCGTTAATCGCGATGCTGTTGACCGGCTGCGCGAAGCAGCAAAAGCAAACGGAGTACCAGACAGTCACAATGCCGTGTCTGCCCATCCCGGCAGAACTGACAGCGCCAATCACTAAACCCGCAATCCCTGACACCTTCACCTATGGCGACAGCGTGATGCTGAATGCTGAGTTATTCGGCTTGCTGAACCAGGCCAATATCGACCGCCAGGCGATCAGGAATATTGAGGCGCAAGAAAAATGAAATTCATCCAGTGGCTGAAAAGCCTTTACACGAAAAAAGAGAGAGAAGAAATGTCAGATCAATCCGTAGTAGAACCAGAAGCAGCTACCCCAGTGGCAACCGAGGCCCCAGCAGCGGCCGAAACTCCAGTGTCAACTGATACCGGATCATCAGGCAGCGGTACCGCCGCTCAGGCAACATCCGAAGCAGATACCACTGCAACCAGCTCACCGCTGGAGCAGGCCAAAGCCAAGTTTGACGCTTTCGTCGAATTTGTTGAGCACGGTCTGAAAGTCCTCGGTGAAGACGCCGAAGCCGACCTGGTCGCTCTGAAAGATAAGTTCCTGTAATCAGAACAGAGGTTATTTATGACTGATAGCGAAATCGAAAATGAGATCGTCGCCAAAGGCAAAACAGCCACTCGGGTAACGCCTGGTGATGTTGAGCGCAATGTCAAAAGTGAATTTTATTTCACGGCTGGAGAGGGTGTTCTGGGGCAGAGCAATATGGGTACACAACCTGCAGGTCGCGCTGACAGTCTCAATCGACTCACCTTTTGTGTTCTGGTCTTAGAGAATGGCTTTACAGTGACAGGCGAGAGTGCCTGCGTCAGTTCCGCGAACTTTGATGCGGAGATTGGAAAGAAAATTGCTCGCACAAATGCGATTGCCAAAATCTGGCCATTAATGGGCTACGAACTAAGCCAGAGGCTCAGCGAGCAGTAATCAGAACAGAGGCCATTGCGGTGGCCTCGATTGTGATTACCCGACAAGTAATTTCACTACCCCAAGCCCACTTTAACCGGTGGGCTTTTTTATTGGCGCACCTCACGCGCTTTTAACTCCCGAGCCTTTCAGAAAGTTGAGCCTGAGATCGTCGCTGGCAACATAGCGGCCACTCGGGCGCGGCGTATCTGTGAGACAGGCTCAACTCCCTAAAAGGTACTCGCTATGAAAAATGCATTATCTGTTCTGAACACAACTCAAGCGCCAACAATGAGCAGTCTGGAAATGGTCGATTACATTAATGCTGATCGGAAATCAAAAGCCGAAGCGGAAGGGTTGAAGTTTCCATGTAAGAGATACACCAGACTTCAGCATAAGCATTTTTTAACCAAAGCCCCGAAAGTTTTGGGCGAAGAACACTCAGCCAAATTTTTGGCTCAGTACATTGATAGCACCGGTCGATCACTTCCGAGTTATCAGTTCCCTAAACGTGAAGCCTGCCTGATGGCAATGAGCTATAGCTACGACTTACAGGCTCAGGTGTTTGACCACATGACGGAGCTGGAGGGAAGCAAAGATATTAACCTTCTCGACTTCTCCGGACTGGCTGACATGGCGATTAACGAAATGCAAAATCGCGTGGCCGCAGCGGAGCGGTTTTCGTTTGAAGAACACGGCCAGACTGGAAGTGCATTAATGACCCGCCGCAAGAAAGAGAAGAAGGCCATCAAAAAGGCAGAGCAGATCGTTCGCGACCTGATTCAGTTCAGGCTATCTGACCTTGGCGACTTCCCTGACGGAGAGCCAGCATGACACCGATTGACTTCATTCATCGCAACGTCATCAGTGAATTAATCAAGCAGGGCTACGAGGAGACGGTAGCCCGTCAATGTGCAAATAAAGCTGTCGACCATTACCGCTGCTCCTCTGCAACCAAGAAGGGAAGCATGTTCGATGACTGTCTGAGTATGGCTAAGGCGTGGGCCACTAAATTGCAGCCGAAGAAAAAATCGAAGTAGTGAACCGAGAGCCACTTTCACAACGGCTCTCTGCATCACCGCTGCAAATGATAGTATGAGTCATCTATCACCATGAGGTAGTCACATGTCGATAAATGATGAAATCATAAAAGCACTAGCTGCTGGGGAAGGCGTAGAGGGTGCTAGCTCTGATGGTGCATTCATCCTAACCGTTCTCAAGCCTATCTATCAGGATGGTCAAAGACAAGTAGTGCTGGACAAAATCAAGCATTTGCAAAATAGCTTGGGGATCGTCTTTCCAGATAACTATGTCGAGATACTTGAGCAAGACTAGCCGCCATTAGGCGGTTTTTTTATTAGATTAACTATGAAAAAGTTGGTTTGGTATTCATCTGTTTTTCAGGTGATGTTCTTGCTTGGTATTCATGTGCGCCTCAGAGAGGCAACACACTTGTCTTGCAGGTTCTTCATCGCATCGGGTGGTATAGGCGCAGTCATCATTTGCCTGTACGTCATACATTCTGGTGTGGTTTTATCGTGGGACCGCTGATAAGAGCATCCACTTAGTCCGGCAGATAAGAGTAGTAATAAAATTAATCTGGTCAAATCAACCTCCTCAGTTACGAGGAAGTATAGCGGCTGAGCCACCAAAGAAGTGCTCAGCCTGCCAATAATTTCCCACCGAATCACTATCTTGTGGAAAAATTATTTTTTTTGAAAATATTTCGATATCGTCTGGCATCTAAAAAAGCTGAAACTCCAAAAGACACTGCAACAAAAAACAAAATAATTGCACTCGTTAACAGCAGTAAGTTACTCATTTTTATTCTTAAAATTATTGTTTGGGACATTATCTATACAGTGACCTGAGTCACAGCTCAATACAGTAAATCGAGTACTTAGCACATTTTTGATAAAGATCAATTTTTGACGTTATTTTAATTACCTGCACCTAACAGCTCCCGCATGGCTGCTGCTTAACGTAATCAACAAGGAATAGAAATGGCACCCAAAAAAATGGGTCGCCCCTCTGAATACTTACCGGAGGTAGGCGACGATATCTGTAATCTGCTTATGTCCGGTGAAAGCCTGCGCTCTATCTGTGAAAGGCCAGGAATGCCTAATCGGACAACTGTGTTCAGATGGATTCAGAGTTTCGATGACTTCCGCAACCAATACGCACGCGCGCGCGAAGTCCAAGCTGACGTTCTGGCCGAAGAAATCATTGAAATCGCAGACGACAGCAGCGGTGACGTCATTGTCGATGAAGACGGCCGTGAGCAAACTAACCATGAGCGTGTTGCCCGTTCCCGCCTGCGCGTCGATGCCCGCAAGTGGTACGCATCTAAACTGGCACCGAAGAAATACGGTGACCGCATTCAACATGAGCAAACTATTCAGATCACCGACTTGTCCGATGCTGAACTGGACAGAAAACTTCAGGAGTTAACCAATGCACAATCTCAGCCGGGAGCAGAAGATTGAGCTGGTAAAGCTTCTTGAGGAAAAGAAACGGCGCTCTGACGTCTACCGGTATAAATCCTTCTATCAAACACGCCACCCATGGCAGAAGCGTTTCATCGCAAGCACCAAAGAATACTCCCAGTCAGCACTAATCGCCGCAAACCGAGTCGGCAAAACTGAAACCGCGACCTATATCGATGCCATTCACGCCATGGGTGATTACCCGGATGGCTGGAATGGTCACAAGTTCGATCACCCGCCACTGATTTGGGTGCTCGGCTATTCCGGTGAGAAGTGTCGCGACCTTCTGCAGACACCAATCATCGGCAGAAAGACTGATGACGGATGGGTAGGCGGATTGATACCGGGTGACCTGATTGTCAGTGTCGAGGCGATGACCGGTACGCCCAATGCGGTTCGGTCGGTTTATATCAAGCATAAGTCCGGCGGTACCGCCAAGATCCAGTTCTGGTCCTACTCACAGGGCCAGCATGCCCTGATGGGTGATAGTGTCGACTGGTTCCATATCGATGAAGAACCCAAAGATCCTGACATATTCCCGCAGGTGCTGACTCGTACCGCAACCGGCGATAAGGGTAATGGTGGGCGCGGCATCCTGACCTTTACACCAGAGAACGGACGAACCGATCTGGTTATCGGATTCATGGATACGCCAAGCCCAGCGCAAACCTGCATGAACGTGGGCTGGGATGATGCGCCACACTTGAGTGAAAAAGTTAAAGCCGAACTACTTGCCTCGTTCCCAGCGCATCAGCGTGACATGCGAACGAAAGGCATTCCGATGCTGGGCCACGGCCGTATTTACGATATCGCGGATAACGAAATCACCTGCCAGCCTTTCCAGTGCCCGGACCACTTCTTCGTGATAGACGGTCAGGACTTTGGTTGGGATCACCCGCAAGCACATATTCAGCTATGGGAAGACCGTGACGCTGATGTGATTTACATCGCACAGGTCTGGAAAGGTAGGCAGAAGAAAGCCGATGAAGCTTGGCGACTGGTAAAACCTTGGGCGCAAGACGTTCCGGTTGCATGGCCTCACGATGGTCATCAGCACGAAAAGGGCGGCGGCCAGCAACTGAAAGAACAGTATCGAGCCGAAGGCTTCCGGATGCTGGAAGAGCACGCAACGTGGCCGGATGGCGGTAATAAAGTTGAGCCAGGTATTCACGAAATCCGTGAACGCATGATTGACGGTAAGTTCAAGGTGTTCAGTACCTGTGTTGATTTCTTTGAAGAGTTCCGACAATACCATCGTGACGAGCTCGGGAAGATAGTAAAAACGAACGACGACGTACTCGATGCAGTCCGCTATGCCTACATGATGCGCCGCTCTGCCCGGCAGATGTACCAAATCAAATCCCCTCGCAAGAAACAGCGATTCGCTAAAACAGAATACAACTTATTCGGGTGACCTCTATGGCCTCAATCGTTAAGTCCGTTGGATCCGTCCTCGGCATGAATTCCGGCACAACTGCGGTTAATGTTCCTGCCCAAGTAAGTCAGGATGCCACCATTTCACAGGCTGATGACTTGCTTCGTCAACGACAGCGCAAAGGTGTGAATGCAAACCTGAGCAATGGAACAACCGGTTCGGCCAATGTAGCCGCAACAAGCTCAGGGCAGAAAACTCTGCTGGGTGGTTAATATGACCGATGACAATGATGACTTGATTAGCCAGATATTCCGCGATCAGCAGTCGATGGAGACCAGCCGTTCAACTTGGGAAAACCACTGGCAGGAAGTTGCCGAGCGATGCCTACCGCGTGGTGCGGACTTCAAAGGTGAAGTTCGTGACGGACAGAAGAAGTCAGAAAAGGCTATCGACTCAACCCCGATACTGGCGCTGGAACGATTCGCTGCGGCTGTTGAATCAGTCGTTACGCCAAGAACGCAGCAATGGCACACGCTCAACAACGAGCAGTTTGCTGATGATCCGGAAGTGCAGGAGTATTTCGAAGCCTGTACCAAAGTGCTGTTCCGTCTCCGGTACTCACCATTGGCTAACTTTGCCAACCAGATGAGTGAGAACTACGTCAGCATTGGCGCATTCGGTAACGGCTGTGTCTACGTCGACAGCATGCCCGGTAAGGGTCCTCGATACATCTGCTATCACATGCGGGAAATTTACTTCGAGGAAAACTATCAGGGAGTGGTCGATCTGGTTCACCGTAAGTTCAAGCTCAGTGCCCGCCAGGCCGTGCAGCAATTCGGAAAGGAGAATCTGCCCCAGAGCATCCAGCGCGCCTCAGAAAGCTCACCGCTTACCAAGTTCGAGTTTATTCATCGTGTGTGTCCGAATGATGAAATTAAGTTCACAGATAGTGGTGAGCCGAAACGAGATCACACTGGCATGCCGTGGGCGTCGTATTACCTGACCAAAGAAGGCCGGACCATTGTCGAGCAAAGCGGCTACCACACGATGCCGTATTGTATTGCCCGCTATTACAAATCACCGGGGGAAACATATGGTCGCGGTCCGGGCATGACGGCTCTCCCTGACATCAAAGTCCTGAACGAGATGAACAAGGAAACGCTGATGGGCGCACAGCTCGCAAACCGGCCACCGGTCCTCGTTGCAGACGATGGTGTGCTGGATAACTTCAGCATGATCCCCGGCAGCATTAACTCCGGACTAGTTACATCTTCAGGAAGCCCGAAAGCGTTACCATTCCAGACCGGCGCGCAACCATCGCTTGGCCTTGAGATGATGGACCAGAAGCGCCAGCTAATTAATGATGTGTTCCTTGTCACGCTGTTCCAGATTCTGGTTCAGAATCCGCAGATGACAGCGACAGAGGCGATGCTTCGGGCTCAGGAAAAAGGCCAGCTACTCGCACCAACCATGGGGCGAATCATGTCAGAGCAACTGGGGCCGATGATTCTGCGTGAAGTGGATATCTGTGCCAGAAACGGATTATTCCCTGATCCACCACAGCAATTGATTGATGCCGGTGCAGAGTACGACATCGAGTATCAATCTCCACTGGTCAGGATTCAGCGGGCAGAGGAAGGCTCAGGCATTCTCCAGACTCTGCAGGCTGCTACATCGCTGGCGCAGTTCGACCAGTCGGTATTGCAGATCATCAAAACTGGCGATGCGTTGCGTGACCTGGCCGATATCAACGGAATGCCGAAGTCATTGCTGCTCACCGAATCAGAAGAGCAAGACATGAAGGCAGCGCAGGTTCAGCAACAGCAGATGGCAAATCTGGTACAGGCCGCGCCGAATATCGCCACCGCCGCGGATAAGATGGCCTCTGCACAGCAGAAAGCAAACTCACCACTCCCGTCACCGCAGTAAGGTAACCATGAGCACATCTCTTATCAGGTTAAATCTGAGGCGTTCTCGCGCCTTCAGGAAAGTTTTTGGCGAAAGCGGTAAGCGAACTAAAGAGCAGGAGATCGTGCTGAAAGTATTGGCCGACTTCTGCCGAGTGAAGGAATCCAGCGTCACTGTGTCGCCCGTCAGTAAGCAGGTCGACCCACTGGCCACCTGTGTTGCTGAAGGTCGCCGCGAGGTTATGAACCGCATCATTCATTTCATCAGCCTCCCACAGGAAGAGCTGATCCGAATCATTCAAGAGGCAGAGAAAGACAATGTTTAAGTTATCGGATTACTTCAACGTCCTTATGGACCAAGCAGGGGAAGGTGATGCCGCTGCCGGTGGTGAAGCGACTTTAACTGGTGGTACAGACCAGGCACCTACTGACAATTCGGCACTGCTGGGTGGTGATGCTGTAGGAGCAGAGTCAGAGCCATTCCTCAAAGAACTGCCTAGTGAAGGTGACGCTGAAGGATGGGGCAGTCTTTGGTCCAAACTCGGCCGCCCTGAAAGTGCAGAAGGTTACGAGCTGCCAGTACCAGAAGGTGATGACGGCGCTTTCGCACAGCAAACCGCAGCGTGGATGCATGAAGCAGGTCTGACCAAATCCCAAGCACAGGCGCTGGCCGGTAAGTGGAATGAACACCAGGCATCTCAACTCGAAGCGCAAACCCAGCAGCGTGAACAGCAGCAGGGCGAGCACTTGGCATCCATCCGCAAAGAGTGGGGTGCGAACTTTGACGCCAACGCGGCAATTGTCCGTCAGGCGGAAAAGGCTTTCGCGCCTCCTGAATTCTCCCAAATGCTGCGTGAATCTGGTCTGGGTAACCACCCAGCTGTCGTCAGCATGTTTTTAAAAATCGGCCAGTCGCTTTCCGAAGCGAAGGCAATCAAAGGCGATCCGGCTTCAAGTGGGCCGAAATCAACTCAGGAAGTCTTCTACGGAAGCAACTAAGGAAAATAACCAATGGCTACTATTGGCAATACTGCATTAACTCTGGGTGACTGGGCCAAGCGTCAAGACCCAGACATGAAGCAGGCTCGCATCATTGAGATGCTGAACCAGAACAACCCGATCCTGTTGGACATGCCGTTCATCGAATCGAACGCACCGACCCATCACCGCACCACCGTGCGTACCTCACTCCCTGCAGCACAATGGCGCCGCATTAATCAGGGCGTGGGTAAAGGCAAATCAACCACGGCTCAGGTAGATGAGGCTGTTGCCATTCTGGAAACCTATTCCGAAGTGGATAAAGAACTGGCTGACCTGAACGGTAATACCGGCGCATTCCGCCTGTCAGAGGCTCAAGCCTTCTTGGAGGGTATGAACCAGCAGATGGCTTCCACCTTGTTCTACGGAGACAAAGCCAAAGACCCTGCGTCGTTCAATGGTCTGGCAACCCGTTACTCGGAACTCGGCGCTGAGAATGGTAAGAACATCATCAATGCTGGCGGCACCGGTAGCAACCTGACCTCAATCTATCTGGTTGGCTGGGGTGAAAGCACTGTACACGGCCTGTTCCCGAAAGGTTCAAAGGCCGGGCTAAGCCATTCAGATCTGGGCGAGCAGACTCTGTTCGATGACTCAAAAGGCCAGTATCAGGGTTACCGTGATCACTTCCAGTGGAAAACCGGCTTGGCCGTGAAGGACTGGCGTTACGTGGTGCGCATCGCGAATATCGATGTCACCAAAATGATGGATGAGAAATCCAACGGTAAGTTCTCGCACGACTTGGTGCGCATGCTGATTGCTGCAACCCACATCCTGCCGAGCAAGAATGCGAAGCTGGGACTGTATATGAACCGCACTTTGGGCGGGTTCTTCGATATGCAGGCCGTCGAAAAACCGTCACTGGGCCTGAACGTTGTGCAGGATACCCAAGGCACCCCGTGGACCAACTTCCGCGGCATCCCATTCCGTGAAACTGACGCCATCATTGATGGTGAAACCGCCGTATCCTAAGGGGAAATATAATGGCAATTCTTGATGCAGCGCTGATGTTCTCCAATGCGCAGGCGGTTACAGCAACC